ACACTTGAGGTTGTAAGCTTTGATACTCAAAGAGACCCGGGTGTCAACAGCTGGTCCGTAAACAAAAACATTGCAGACGATGCAGTAGGATGGGAATAATGCCACATTACGCTAAATGGGATAGAGCCCCTTATCACCCTTATGAGTGCGTTATTTGCACTCACGAAGCAAGCTTAGAAAACCCGCTAGTCGAAGCCGGTCGTGTAATTGAAGACTACGGAGATGTTTATGTATGTAAGTCATGCATACACTCATTGGCTAGTTATCTAGAAATTCCTCAAACCGCAGAAGCAGAAGCTAACAAAAAGGTTGAGGCTTTAACAAAAGAACTAAATGAAGTACCAACAATAATCGAAAGGCTAGTAAATGGCATTAGAGAACTCTCTATTTCTACTAGTGCTGATCTCCTCGCTATCAGTACCCCTGTCATTTTGGTTGATGACAAGAAGTCTGAACAAGGCGACGACAGCACTAATGAGACAGAACTTAGACACAATAGCGTTACTGAACCAGTCCGTAAATCTGTTGTCAACAAAGGATCCGATAGCGTACCAGCAAGTGCTGGCAGCAAGCGGGCTACTAACACCAATACACGAACAAGCTCCGTTAGTAACGGATAATCACATAGAGGTAGATGAAGAAAATGAGTTTAACTTCGATGACTACAGGCGTGAATACGGCATTAAGTAATAAAACCGACCTAGTGAAGGCTCCGGCAATCACTGGTGGGTTACTTGATGACGCACAGCTAAAAGCATTCCAGAAAGACGAACGAGGCATAAAGCTAGTTGACTATTTGCGCAAGCAGTACAACAAGTCTAAGGATGCCAAGATGTGGCGTGTACGCCAGTGGTACCTGAACATCTCTTTCGAACGTGGAAAGCAGTATGTTGCATGGGATTCCCAGAAGAGTGCTGTGGCATCTTTGCCTAAGGGAGATAAGAACCTTCCTAGAATCACCATCAACAGAATTCGCCCCATCGTCCGTACCGAAATCTCTAAACTCACATCACAGAAACCAACCGCAGTATGTATGCCGGCTTCAAACGAAGTCGAAGACGTATTTGCCGCTAGTGCTGCAACTCAGATCTGGGAGTCACTGTATGACAGACTAGGTGTAGCTAAGGAAATGCGCCTAGTGGCCAGAGACCTCTCTGTGCTTGGCGTAGGCTACCTAAAAACATACTGGCACCCAGGTGCTTACGACAACTGGAGTGATCAAGAAGGCGATGTATGTATTGAACACGTTTCACCGTTCAACATTTTTGTCCCTGACCTAACCATTGTTGACCACAACAAGCAGCCTTACGTGCTGCACGTATACACAAAGCCAATTACATGGCTAAAGAGCGTCTATGGTGACCTTATCCCTAAGAACCACGAGCCTACCGTTGTTGCATCTACCGAAGTTGCAGACGTCACCAATGCTCTAGACATCCGTTCAAACAACAACAAAGCCGATTCAAGCCTAGTTATTGAAGCATGGATTAAGCCGGGAACAACACCACTACTACCAAAGGGTGGATACATTGTTGTAGTAGACCAGATCATTGTTGAGGCTTGCCTAGACGGATTCCCTGCAGGATACAAGGATTACCCAATCGTTAAGTTTGACCACATCCCTAGCGGTCAGTACTATCCTGCATGTGTTATCGATGACATTATCCCGCTACAGCGAGAGATTAACCGCACTCGTTCACAGCGCATCCAATCAAAGAACATGATGGCTAAGCCACAGGTTTACTACCGCGAAGGCTCGATCACTGTCTCCAAGATTAATACTTCTCCTGGACAGTACATCGGTGTCCGCCCAGGATTTGATTTCCCTATGTCAGCCCCAATGCCACAGTTACCACCTTACGTAGCAGAAGAACTACAGGCATTGAACACAGACCTAGAAGATATCTCTGGTCAACACCAAGTATCTAAGGGAACAACTCCTCCTGGAGTAGAAGCTGCAACTGCTATCGCTTACCTACAGGAACGTGACGACAACTACCTATCACCTACCTTTGCATCAATCGAAGAAGGTCTATCTCAGGTTGCACGTACAGCACTAGCACTAGCTGCTGAATACTGGACATCAGAGAGAACCATCAAGATTGTCGGTTCAAACAATGCTTTCTCAGCAGAAGTATTCAAGGGTTCAGACATCGCTACTGGAACTGATATCCGAATTGAATCAGGTTCAGCGTTGCCAACATCTAAGGCTGCTAAGCAGGCTCTAGTAATGGACATGATGAAGATGGGTATGATTCCGCCAGAAGACGGACTGAAACTCCTAGACATAACCACTATCAGTGCGTACACAGATGTCAAGGGAACTAGACCGGACGAACTTAGAGCACAGCGTGAAAACGTTATGTTCAAGAACCTGACTCAAATGGATTTGATTCAGTACAACCAGCAGTACCAGATGAAAGTTAGCATGGGAGATCCATCAACTATCGACCCAAACACAGGTCAGCAGCTTGAGGCTCCATGCATTATCCCAGTCAACAAGTGGGATAACCATGCTGTTCACGTTCAGGAGCACGACGTATTCCGTAAGAGCCCTGCATATGATATGCTTTCAGATGTAAGTAAGGCCGAGTTGAACAAACACATCAACATGCACGAAATGGCTTTGGCTGCAGTACAGATGGCGCAAATGCAGACTGGACAGCAACCACAGCAACCACAACCACAAGATCAACAGCAAGGAGCTCCAGTAAATGGCTAGTGAAGAATTCAATTACGATGATGAAACCCAATACGACGAAAGTTCGTATGAAACAGAGGACTACTCAGATGATTCTGATGGTTCCGATTATGAGTTTACCGAGAACACTCTTGTAGAACTACCAGACCCAAACGAGATAGAAGATGCGTTAAACAACCCGTCCTTGGCGGAGCTATATGAGGCTCTACCTAAGTCTCTACACGGTCTAGTTGAGCCGATCATTACTGAGTGGCAGCAAGGAATTGACCGAGAGTTTGAGTCAATTGCTCCGTACCGTAGATTTATGGATGCAGGCATTGACCCAGATATCATTGGTGCATCTCTAGAACTTGCTCAGCAGATTTCAACAAACCCTAAAGCTATCTATGACGAACTAGCGGAACGCTATGGTTGGAGACAGGCTGAGGAAATGATGAAGCAGGCTGTAGACGTATCTAATACCGTTAAGGCTGTTACCGAAGATGTTGACTTCTTTGGTGATGCAGATACCGAAAAAGATCCTGCTGATGCAGAACTAGCCGCACTTAGAGCTGAAATTGAAGCCATGCGTAATGAGCGTGAGATGGAGCGTGAAGCTGCAACTGAAGCTAATTACGAGTATGAGATTGGAACTTCTATGGAGGTTCTAGCTGAAGAGTATGGTGACTTTGACCAAGAAGCTGTTCTACGTAGAGCAATGATTCTGGCAGACGAATATCCTGAAGCAGAGATTCCGCAGCTTATCGGTGCTGCATTTGAGCAGTACAATGGTGAACTTGACCGCATGAGAGCCCAGGTTGGAGCTCAAAGAAAAGCCCCTAGGGTCGCAGGCGGATACGGTAACAGTGGACTCCCGGCACCTGAACCTGTGGTTTACAAAACCAAGGAAGATAGAATTGCCGCTATTGAGGCCATTGCAAAGCAGTTCCTAGACAATTAGGTATGAATGATCAGGGAAGTTTGCTCCTGTGGGGCAGAATTTGAATCAGACCTACCTGAACAAGTAGCATTAGTTAAGAGCTGGAGACGGGTGCACAAACATGCATCTGATAAACCTGCTAGCAGGGACTCCAGCGCCTTATCTAATACGGACATATCTACTGTTGGTTTTCAACCTGAGTTCCCCGTCTTTAATGACGGAGACGAATAAATGTTCGAATTCGTGTTATACTGGGCATAGTAGTGAGTACAGCCATTCGAGGCCAGGGCGACCGAAGTGTGTAATTATTAACCATTTAACATAGGAGTAGATTATGGCCGATGGCTCAAATCTTACGATTGCCAATACAATCCTAAAGACTGTATATGGCGACATCAATGAACAAATCAACAACGCTACTCCAGCACTTGATGGAATCAAATCTTCTGCCCGCAACATCACCCAGGTTGGTGGTTTGGGCATTAAGTTCGTTGCACACACAGGCCGTAACACTGGTCTAGGTGCACGTGGAGAAGATGAACTTCTACCAGACGCTGGACAGCAGCAATACCAGTCAGGTACAGCAAGCCTAAAGAGCTTCTACGGTACCGTACGACTAACCGGTCAGGTAATGGCTCAGGCTAGTGCAAACTACCAGACATTTGCTGACGTAACATCAGAGGAAATCGAGCGCATCCGCGACGACATCGCTAAGGACCAGAACCGTCAGGTTTTCGGTGACGGAACCGGTATCATCGCAACAGTAGCAACCACTACTGGTGCTCCAACTTCGTACACCACATCATCTACATTGACTGTAGACGACGCAAAGTACATCCAGTTGGGTATGCGTGTTGACCTCGTTGTCTCAAAGATCCACCCAACTAACCTAACCGTAAACGGTACAGCAGGTCAGTACATTGCGCCAGTAGCAGGACAGGCATACGCCACTGTTACTAACGTAAACAAGGCTACCAAGGTTGTAACCCTTGACAAGACTTTCACCTTGTCATCTGGTCAGGTTACTGCTGGTGTATCTATCGTTCGCTCAAACACCACCGCTTCCGGTATTCTAAACAACTACGGAAAAGAGTGGACTGGTTTCGGCGCAATGATCGATGACAGCACCTCTCTCCACGGAATTGACCCTTCAACTGTTCCTTCATGGAAGGCTGTAGTTAAGGACATTTCTACTGGATCTGCACCAAACAAGGTTATGACCCAGGTAACTGAGACAGACATGATTTCTGTTGTAACCCAGATTGCAGCTGAAGGTGACAAGCCTGATGTTATCTGGTGTGACCACGGAACTTGGAACGGATACTGGAAGACCCTTCAGGACCGTCGTCGTTTCGTAAACAAGGTTGACCTTGATGGTGGTAACCGTGGACTTGGTTTCGTAACCGAGTTTGGTGACCTACCTCTAAAGGCTGACTTCGATGCTCCAGCAAACAAGATGTTCTTTGTTAACTCAAAGAAGATCAACCTAAACACTTCACGTGGTTGGGAATGGATTGACGAAGATGGCTCAAAGTGGAAGCAGATTCCATTTAAGGACGCTTTCGTTGCCTACCTACGCAGCTACTCAGAACTAAGCACCTACCGTCGTAACACACACGGTTTGCTTAAGGGTATCCTGCCTGTAGCTAACTAATAAGCTATACTGATAGGGGTCTAGAGAAATCTAGGCCCCTATTAGCTCATTTGGGAGAATTATGGATTTATCAGGTGCACATATTCTAGGTACTGGAATTACGGATTTCAATGAACTAGATCGTTTAAAAGATGTTCCCGAGTATGCTCACAGATTGGCTAGGGTTTTAGCTGACTATGACCCTAATCTTTACATTCGTAGAGTACCTGAAAGACATCCACAGTTCAATCCTGAAAGACCATTTGCCGTTATGTACGGTAGCAGTGCTGGTGGAGAAAGCTACATTGTTCAAAACTATCCTGCATACGCACTTGACGAACGTATTATGGCTGACATTATCAGCGCAGATGTGACTAAAGACGGTGGCTCTGTTGAGGACATCATTGCTTTAAACGCAGCACACGAATTCATGAAAATAAAGCAACGCCAGGAAGAAGACGCGGCACGCCGAGAGATGGCTCAAGATCTAGTCAAATTAGGTATGTCAAAGAACTACGCTAAGCACAACGGAAAGTTGATTTTTGAATAATGCCTAAAGAAACGTACACCCGCACAGGGCAAGAAGTGGCCACCGAAGTAACTAGAATCTTTGGTGACGATTCCCTTATTGAGATAACCAATGCAGACCTATTACGCTGGATTAACATGGCTCAGCGTGAAATTGCTTCCGCCAACAAGACTATTAAATCATCCGCAACTAGAGACATTGTTGCCAACCAGACCCTATACATAATCCCTAGCAACATTCCTATCTTTCAGATTCAAGCACTATTTGTAAACGGTTTACCAGTTAAGCCGGTATCGTTCCAAATGGCACAGGAAATGATTCAAAGCGATGACCCTAGCCTGAAGTACATTGGACAGCCAAAGATTTGGTATGAATGGGATGGGGATATCTATATCCATCCAGCACCAGAAAAGGACATCGTAGACGGCCTAGTTATCTACTATATCCAGCAACCTGACGACATTGCGCTACTTGCGGACACACTACAAGTTCCTGACCGTTTCTACAACCAGATTGTAGATTACGTACTAGGGCAGGCATACCGCTTGGATGAAAACTGGCAAGCAACTCAATACCAGGATGCTCGTTTCCGTGATTCTATGAACCGTATTGTTGGTCAAGAAGACATTATCGATCAGCAGTACTACCCATCGAAGACAGTATTGTCGGAGGATGAATAATGGCTAGTTCAGCTTGGCAAAGATCTGCAGGTAAAAACCCTAACGGTGGATTAAATGAGACCGGGAGAAGAGCTTACGAAGCTTCACATCCAGGTTCTGATCTAAAGCCACCTGTTAAGTCAGGTGTTAATCCACGCAGGGCGTCGTTCCTTGCACGTATGGGTAACATGCCTGGGCCTGAATACAAGAACGGTAAGCCTACTCGACTACTTAAATCCCTACAAGTTTGGGGTGCATCATCTAAAGCAGACGCTAAAGCAAAAGCTGCTGCACTATCTAAGGCATTGAAAGCTGGTAAATAGTGTCTAGAGATGGAATTATTATTGACAACTTCCAGGGTGGTATTAATAACGTTGCTGACCCTTCGCTGATTGCAACCAATGAAGTAGCTAAGGCTACTAATGTTGTCCTATCAAGCACAGGAAAGTTTGTTAGTAGACCTCCATTTGATGTTGTAGCCACACATCCAGAAAGCTTTGTCGGGCAGACACAGAACCTTCTTGGTTACTGGCGTGATGAAGAGGGTAAAACCTATATTGTTATTTCGTTTGATAGCTCAACTTCCCCTGAAGAATGGGTATCCGGTAGCACATGGATTTGCCGTCTTGATACCTACGATTGGACTCAAGTTTGGGGTTATCCAGCACAGGATATGACAACCTATTCCAACAGACTTTATCTAGTCAATCCATTGCATAACGGTAGATACTGGTCTAAGGAGAGCGGTGGTTATGCTGCAACAGATCTTCCTGCTGTTTCGGGTAGTTTGGGCCTACCCCCTGCTGCAAACGTGCATTATTCTAAGGGTCGTATCTATGTTTCAAGTAGATTAAATGGCGAAAAGTCATTCCTTAGATATAGCAATATCACTAGCGGTACACTAGGTACTAGCATTAACCAATTTCCTGTAGATAACTACATCAGCATCAATGATGGTGACGGAGAACTTCTAGTTAAAATTGTAGAAGGAAATGGCGAACTATTCCTGTTCCGCTCCAACTCTACGTGGAGACTGGGGTTCAGTGCATCCGCAGAACCTACTGATGGTGTGTTAACTCAACTGTCTTCTACGATAGGTGTAGATAACGTAAACAGTGTGGTTGACGCAGGAAACTTCTTTGCAGTATTGCATGCCGGTGTCTTGTACCAATTTGCTGGATATGGATTTTATCCACTAAACGATTACACTAAAATGAGATTCCAGACACCAAGTACAAATGACACTGGATATACCTTTACTACTAAACAAACCACAGCTGTATCCGTGCTGGGCAAATACATTCTTGTTTATTTCTATGGAAGTATGTATGTCTATGATTCAGACTTTAGGATTTGGACAGAGTTTATTACATACACTAGAGCAGTTCATATCCTAGAAGCGCCTAGAGGAACATTCTTGGCATCAAACCAAGTTGTCACTGGCTACGGAATTCATGATGATCTTACGGGTATCCCGGGTCAAACAAATGGATTGATTAAATTTGCATTAGAGTATCCAGAAGCCGGAGCTCCAATAGAAGAGATTAAGTGTGTAATTCAGACTAGAGCATACGATATTGGTGAACCCGCTAGATTTAAGCGACTATTTGGTTGGGAAGTAGTGGCCATGGTTGTTAACAGCCTTAAGGGTTCTATTACCCCTATCGATAAACTTCAATCATCCACAATAACCTGGAATACTTGGGTTGCTCAAGGTAAAACCTGGGCTATTCTTGAAACCGAAGGAACATTGTGGAGGTCGCTACAGCCTACGATTTCAGCATTTGTGGGTGGACTACAGTCTACATTCCCAGTACCGCAGGTTATAAAAATCGGCGGAAAACGTACGTTTAAACGAGCATATTTCACTGTGGAATTCTCAAACGATGGAAGGGCTTCAACATCCCCTTCTAGACTAGATGGACTTATTCTGTACATGTTGGCAGGAAGAAAGATGATAGGTCAGGCACAATGATTAAAAACCCTGGTGGATCTGGATTTAACAAGTACGCGGCAGGGGCTAAGCGTTATGGTATTGGTGTTCTAAGCGGGCCAAACACAGGAATGTCCCTAGATAAGACTGGTTATGCTGAGCGTTCAGCTAGGCAACGTGCAAAGAACTCAGCCATGCTAAAATGGATTAAGGGGAAGAGCGCTTCCCGTTACTTCGGTAAACCAACGATAGGTAAAATGTAATGCCGTATAAAAAGACACCTGCCGTCGACAGTGCTATGTCAGATAGATGGTCTAAACTAGCTACCAAAGATGTAGTAGGCAAGGCAGCCGGATCTCCTACCCCCGCCCCAGCTGCTCCAAAGACTAATACAGGAGACAAGCTTGCTAAAGCTGTTGGCACTACCCCTACCAGTCTTACACAGAAACTACAGCCTGGGTTAACTGATCAGCTAGCTATTAACAACTTAGAAACTCAGGGTAGAGTTGCGGACGCAATGAGGCTATACCAAAACGAGGCAGCAAAACAGCAACTTCAGAACTCCCTAGCAACCATCAACCGTTCAGCTATCCAGCAGTATGAAGGTGTTGCCAATGATTACGCTGCTAGAGGTATGGTTAGAAGCGGTGGATATATGCGGGCAAATGATAAGGCATTGGCTACAACTAATGCACAGAAGATTGATGCTGAGAGTGCTGTAAGAGACTTTATAGCCCAGAACCAGCTTGAAGGTGTTGCTCAGACCGGTGCTAAGCAGGCCAACCTACAGGATATTCTAATGAGACTTTTAACTCAATTTAATGCAAATAATGTGAATCAGTTGGTAATATAATGGCAGATCAGAATCCTCAATCCCCTTTAACTGGTCAGCTAAGTGACCCAAACCTTGATCCAGCAATTAATGAGACACAAGGAATTATCGACAAATATTCTTACGTAACTGGTGGGCCAAACCAGTCGCTAATCAATGCTCTTACTGAACAGTCAAAGCAGAAGGTTCAGCAATACAAGCAGAACCGTGCTGACGCTTCAAACATGTATGGACAATTGACTCAAACCGTAGACCAAGGAATTAACGTTGTTCAGCAGGGATACAACCAGGCTATTCAGGAATCTTCACAAAATGCTTTAGGTGCTACATCTGCATTGGGTAACCAATTACAGCAACAGGTTGCCCAGCGACAGGCTGCGGCTAACGAACTGGGTATTGGAAGACAAGCAGCTCCAGTTAACTACGAGTCTGACGCTAGAATGAATGACGCCATGGCTGGTATCTTGGCCTCAAACCAAAATTGGAATAACTTATTGAGAGCTCAGCAGCAAGGTGCTAGACAGCAGGGTGTAGATACAAAGACAGCATTAGGTCAATCAAAGAATCAGACTATGCTAGCCCTACAACAAGCTCTACAGGCCGGCCAAGGCAGTATCGCAAACCAGATTGCTGCTGAAAGAGGTAAGGCTGGAACCGTAGAAATGTCACCTATGGGTAAGATTTTGCTTGGTAGAATGACCACTAAGCCAAACACTAACGTAGTAAACATGAATAGTGCCCTAGCTGCATTTGAAAATGATCCTATGTTAGCTGCTGTTGGATTAGGTAAACCTTCTCAATTCCAAGACCCAGAGAATCCACAGAATGTTGGCCCTGTAGCTTGGCAGAACTACTATATGGGTGAGCTTCAAAAGGCATACAGCAATGACGCATACAAGGCTGGAACGCCTATAGGTGCTCAATTGCAGACATTTGCCAAGATATATGGCTTACCTGCACCGTATATTCAGAACGCTCAGGGTGTCATGCCTAATTCGTCTTACTCCCCAGTCGACTATTAATTGCTATAATTGTCTTAAAGAAAGGCAATTATGTCTCCAACTAATAAGGAAACTGCTGACCTCATAAGAAGAGTTAGGGGTGCTTCAAGTATTCCACCTCAGGCCGCTATGCCTAATGGCGGTACCCGCAGTGGTTTCACTGACTTTGGACACGTTGCCCCATACGACCCTACTGTTCTACAAAAAGCTACACAAGAGGGTCAAGACCTTTCATCCAAGGTAGTAGAAGGTGGCATGAATGCCTTTGGTTACACTATCCGAGTTATCTCTGGTTTACAGCGTGGTGTGACTAACCTAGCCGCCGGTGTACTACCTCACGCGAACAACATCTGGGATACCTACAAAGATGGTTTCCAGTTTGAAGACGTCGGCAAAACTGCCAAAGAAGCTTACAACGCTGCCACTCAGGGAGCATGGGGTGCAGCTAAAGGTATTGCTGTATCCGGTGTACCTATCGCAGAAGAGCTAATCAAAAAGTTTGATGATAGACCGATTTATGAATGGGGTGCAGACCTATTCAAATCTGACGAATTTAGTCGTGCAATGAATAACCTTAAAGATAGCCCATTAAATGCGATAAATGAGGCTACTCCGTATAGGGCAATACAAAAAGTATTTGGCAGTGACTTCGGATCTTTTGAAGATTTATCAAAATTAAACAGTCCTGAGTATGCTGATGAAAAAGTCTTTGGTGGTATATCTATTCCATTTACCCCTATCCAGAACTTTATGCCACTATCTAGAGCTGAAACCTATGGATTAGGGTGGGATATAACTACCGACCCTACAACATATGCGACTATGGGTCTTGCTGGTGCCATAAAAGGAGGCGCTAGAGGCATTAGCAGCGTCGCTAAGTACCAGAAGTCAGGTAAGGCAGCAAACTTCGCTGATATAGCCCCACAGGCCCTTCCTAGGCCATATTATGGAGTGGCTAAGGGTGGTAAAAAGGTAGCTATCCCTAACCCGACATACACGGTTATGAACACTTCTCCGATAACCTACATCGTCAAGGAAATGGGTCGTGGATTTACTGAGGCACATAAGGCTAGATTGCACTATGCGGCATCGAAAAAGGCTGCATTGCAGGCTGTGCAGGAATATCAAACTGCCCTAGGTGAAGGACTACTTGGCAAAGAAGGTATGACACCACAATACGTGGAAGAATTTGCCGCAGCAACTAGAGATAGAGTGCTTCAGAACAAGAAAATGTCCCTAATTGAACAGGGCATTACAGATCCAATGGAAATTGAAAAGCTTGTTATGGAGACAACTAAGGCACTGGAAGACCATGCTGCTGAAGTTGCTGCAAAAGCACCTGAAATCATTGCTGCTCTAAGCAGTAAGGAAGCTGCTGCAAACATCCAGCGCATCGCGGAAGAAAACGGAATCACCCCGATAGAAGCTAGCGTAATAGAAATCGCAAACGCAACATCAAGAGGTCTAAGAAGAACTAGCCTGGCTATTCCACGTACAAAAAACCCTAAGATTAACGCTGAGCAATCACTCGAATTTAGCCGAGCAATGAAGGCACTGTCAGAACCAGACAACATTAATCCTGATTTTGGTGGCGGATGGGATGTCCTTGCTAAAACAGCATCCACAGAAACACTTAGACACGTATTCGATTCAATGGCAATGCCTATTGGATATAGAGAAAAATGGGCTGCAGCTGCCGCACAAAGTGCCGCCGAGAGAATGTCTGACGCCGGAGACCTTGTTCGACAAATGTATGGTTTGTCTCTTAGCCCTATGGCCGCTAAGAGCAGAAAGCCTGCTACTGATTTAGTGCAAGTTGACCAGCGAGTAGCCAAGGGTATTACTAGAGCAACTTGGGTTGTCAAGAACCCTAAAGAACTTAACCAGATTATGAAGATGCTTAGGCAGATTAAATCTACAAGAGAAGGTGCTGGAAGCAAAACCACACTACCAAGATCGATTCCTTCTGCAAAAGAGATTATTGCCGCACCGCAGTTCTTCTTAGATAACCTGACCAAAAACTACTACGAAGATGTTGTTAGAAAAACACTAAAGAACAGCAGACCGTGGGATGAACTGTATGTAACAGAAAAAGCTACATACGCTGAGCAGATCATTGCTGACCCTTCACTAATTCCGGGTTCAGTATTCCAGAAGTCATTACCTTCACCAACCCTAATGAGCGTAAGAATCGAATACATGACCGAACGTTCATTGGGGCAACAGACCGCAGAATACACTGCTGTGGAAAAGTGGAAGTCAATGGGATACAACCCGGTTACATTGCGGACACAGCACCCTAAGCTTTACACGCTTGTATTTGACAGGGCAGATAAGGCTCCAGGCAAACAGGTAACTCTATCTGAAGTAATTAGACTTACCAACGTAGCCGCCGGTAGACTACAAGACCCTGTACTAAACAAGATTCTGTACAAGCTTGGAGTTAACCGTGCATCTCTTCACACACCTAATGGCCTATTGGATATGCCCCAGGTTGAAGAGATCCTACACAACGCACACACTGCTGTTATGGCTAAAGAACGTAGTCAGTTCCTTGCAAGACTTCAGGTTGAGAATACTGGAGAACTAGGTGCAGATGCTCTAGTAGACCCAACTCTACTGAACATAGATATGGAAGCATTGCTAGGACAACACATTGCTGACCTACAGGCTAAGGGTAGATTAGTTACATCAGATGAAATCAAACTTGCCGTAGAGAAACTAGCCGACATTCAGGAAGCTCAAATTGCAGCAAAAGATAAGCTAGCAAAATATGGATTTGATCCACTAGGTGCAGGTAGCCCTGCATTTGGTATGCTAACTAAATTTGATTCACCTGTTGCAAAGAAGTCTTCTACAACAGAAGCAAGAGCCCTAAAAGAACTTAAGGCAATTGTTGAGTCAGTAAAAGACGTAAACATTCCACCAGAGCAGGCATACAACAACATGGTTGCAAAACTATCCGAGATTATGGATAGACCTAACGTATCTGCCTTGATTAAAAATGGGATTAAACAGATTATTGGTACTGGTGCTAAGGCTCGTAAAACACCTATAAGCCCAGACATGCTAAAGAGCTATTTTAGTCTAATCGGCAATATCATCCGTCAAGTGGAAGATAAAGTTAAGGTTGGCACTACAGCTGGATACGATGTTGTCTTCTCTAAAAAAGGTGGAGAATATGACCAGCAGGCAATTGACACATTCTTAGAGCAAGCGTACAGGGCAAGTAAGTCACAGGACTCTCTTGATGGCGGATACTTTGCTGACCAGATAGAGATGCTTGCTAAAAAGAAGCTAGGTAAGTCAAAGGACTACAAGCCTTTGCGTGAACAGTCACCTGAAGAAGTCAGAAAGACTCTACAGAACATAGGTCCATGGAACGGTGAAGGCATGTCTGCTAGTTTGCTACAGACCATCATTCGTTTTACTGAAAGACAAACCGGTAGAGTAAAATCTAAACCTCTAACTGAACTTGAAAAGCAGGATATTCAAAGAAGCGAAGATGCCCTTTATGAAGGCATTATGGCGGCTTTGATTAAAGAAGAAGAGAAGATCTATCTCGCTGAACGGAAAGCACTGAAGCCTGTCACTGAAGACACCGGCGAAGGTAGAATGATTAGAGTCGCTCCCGAGAACCTTCAGAACGAAGAAGAAGTTGCCGTTTACGAAAGTATTGTTAAGCCAAGAACTGTTCGAATTGATTCCAACGGTGAAATCCTAGGACTGCTCAATAAGTTTAAAGATGCCGTAAACGCGGCTATAGGCCAGGGTTACACTATTAAAGTTCCTGCGCTAGAAATAGTTGATAAAACAAATAAAGAAAAACTAATCAAGGTTGGATTAAACGACTTAAAGCCTGGAGATGAACTAAAGTACAAGTACTTCCTTGATCTTTCACTTAACATACAGAAGTCGATGAAAGATGGCGGAAAAGTCAGCGAAGAGATTCTTCGTATTTGGCAAATCACTAAAGAACTTTCACAAACCAGCATAGCTAGAGCAGAATCTAGAGCCGGTGGAGCAATCGTGCGAATGAGAGCAAGAAAAGCTGCGGAAGAAATATTCCCTAAATTTGCCTCTGCCGCAAGAATGACTGAAGCTGCTGCAAAGATTACAGACAAAGTAAAAGCTGGAGTTCACTGGAGAGCGAGAGCATGGCTTGGAACATTCGTTGTCCAAGCTGATTCAGGTATTCGCGACATCGAGAAAAACGACCCTATTCTAGCGAGATTGTCTAAGGTAACTAGACCTGAAGACGGGCCACTAATTGAAAAGGAAAAGGCGCTTTTCATAAAGATAGTCAAGGACTTGAGAGATAAATATCTCAAAGAAGGTTACAAGGCTAGCAAGGAAGACCTGACTGAGAAGTCTATCCAAGAAGTCATCGCAATGGAAAACCCTATCGACTTCCTACGCAAGATTACAACCATGATTGTAAAAGACGATAAAGAAGCTGAGGCGTGGGGTATTGCAATGGGGCACCTGTCAACCATGACTGTACAGGGCAAGCCTGGTCGCTACGATAGCTTTGCTGAATTGATTAAAACCTACAAGTCTGCCAGCAGGGAACAGAAGCCTGGAGACATCAGCATTGTTACCGGTAAGCAAATCCCTACGGATAAAGAAGTGCTGCAAGTTCTTTCTGGTTTTGATGAAACTATTAGCGAAGCTGCGATGAAACTTCTTGCTCAGCCGGAGATTAGAAGAAACACAGTTCTAATGCTTCTAAAGAAACTTGACAAGACAGTAGAAAAAGCCGACCTAGAGGACGCACAGACCGGCGAACTCATGGCAAGAATACATGCTCCTGGAGCAGATCAGATTCAAGCGGTTGCAGACAACCTACCTGATCCAAAGATAATGCAGCAAGAACTTGTAAACCAGTTTGCACTCGAGCGTGTGAAACTGCACAACGAAGGTTTAGGTTGGCTAGAAATCCTGGTCGCTGAAGCTGTTGGAAAGGAAAACAAGCAATTCATCCTTGACCGTTTTGAGACACACACCACAGCAGAGACAGATCTTCTAGGAAGAACTATCGATGTCAATGAACCAAAGTTTACACCTGACCGCAGCACTATGAAGCGTTCATATGAAACCACAAGCGTGCTTCTCACTGGATGGAAGAAGATTGTTGGTGGACTAAGCGAAATGGCTACCGCCAAGGGATTGGCATACGGTACTGAAGAGCGTATGCAGTTTATGACTGAAATGGCTCTAAGAGCTTTGAGACTAAGAGACATGCACCTAAATATCCTAGGCATCTTCCCGTCAAGCTCATGGAGACTAAAGCGCAAAGAGAACATCATTGTTAAGCTAAATGCTTTTACTCCAGAAGAAGCTGCTTTGAAAGCAAAGCCAGCATATTTGAGTGATGCAGATATCCTAGATATTTTCCCTCAGAACTTGGTTGCAAACATGCTATTTGTTGGGCCAATGGCTTCTATGCCAATCACTGCATTTGCACCAGCCGCTTCATTGCTAGTTACCGCAATGGATACACTCAAGGCAGGTAGTTACTTTAGTAAAGAAGAGTTGAACATCCTTACAACTAAAATGGCTGAACTTATGCGCAATGATGCAAGCTTTGCATCTCCAATCGCAAAGGGTTCTGACATAAGTCACTATGGATTAAATGCAGCTGAATTTGAGCAAAACATTAGAACCATTGTTGCATGGATGGTTGAACCAGAGAACGCATTTAAGCTATGGGACCAGCACGTTCTGAACGCAGCATATGCTTCAAAGATTTACAAGTACAAGTCAGGAAAGGTCACTGCACCAATTATTGACGGTTTGTTAAAGATGTTCTCTAACTCATTTGCGTCTGTTGGAAACAAGATTGAAGCTGTACTTAATGCCAGCGAAGAGCTTAGAAAACTAACTGGCCGTGGTGAACTGACTGAAGAAGTACTATTCCAGGCTGAACTAGACCTTAATGCTGTACTTGCTGCACACATCGATAGAGACAGTTTTACTATCGCACAAGAAGCACTCAGAATTGAAGCTGCAAATGCGTCCCCTGAAGGTCAAGCTATTCTTGCATCACAGCGTAAGGCGGCTAATGGTAACCCTATGCAGCAGATTAATGCTATTAGACTTCAAACAGCCCAGAGCAGAGATCCTCTCTACATGAACCTAGCCGGTATGAGAAACCTAAATGAAGCCGTAAAGGCACCTCAAATAGGAAAAGATGACCCATTCGATGTATTCCACGATCATTTGACTGCTGAAGTTCGTACTAACCTAACATTGAAATTTGGTGAAAAGTTTGGTCGTCTATTCTTTGATTACGGCATGGAAAAACTTCGCCCACTATACGGACCACACGAAAGAAACCGTATTATCGATGTTAGCTTGTTTGAACAAATTGGCGCAAACATGAAACAAAGATGGTCTCAAGAATTCCCTGACAGAAATATTTTAGGTGAAGCATGGCAGATAATCCAGAGAGTCCCGGCAGAAGTTAGAGACATCTCTTTTGAGGCTAGAGCCGCGCTAAGAGATGCTGCTGAAGAAGTAAGAAGAACCGGTAAGCAAGTCCTTACGCCAGATCAGTATGCTGAATTGATTAAAGAATCTAAGAAAATCGATGAATTCCTTTCCTTAGACGATGAAGCATTAAACAGAGCAGTGTCCGAGCTTTGGAGTTTAGGTGGAAGAATCTTCTCTGGTGGAGAAAAGTCAATGCTAAAACGTTATGGATTAACACCATCATGGTTAAACAGAAACCTTTATGAAGTCGGTGGAGGAAACGTTAGGGCAGCAATTGACCCAGAAACAATGACCTATGTACGAGCTAAGGACGGTTACGCATTTAGAGATGCAAAGTCAATGGCATATATTTGGCAGGAATGGGAAATCGATAACCCTATTGAAATGATTGTCACTATGAATGCCGCTATCCAGCGTGCACAGTTAATCCCTACAATAGCCGATGATGCTGTAAGAAAATACGGTATTCAAAAGTCATTTTACAAAAATGCAGCGGAAGCTAAAAAAGATGGCCTTGTTGCAATTAAAACAATAGAAAAGCCTCAGCGTGGTAGAGAACTGGTCTATTTCATGGATACGGAGAACTACTATTATCCTATTGAAGTTGCACAGGAACTAAAAACATTTAGCGAATTCTTGGGTGAATTGAAATACATCCAGGGTGGCGGTATTGCTGAAAAGGTTCTGAGAAAGTTCAGTGAGCTCACAAACGTGGCTAAATCACTGATGACAATTCTAAGACCTGGAAACTATGTCCAGAACGGTCAGGGTGGTGTTTGGGTAAATGCTTTTGCTGGTACTGTTTCACCGATGGCATACGGTAGAGCAATAAAGACTATGCAAGCCAGCGGAAGAAAAGCTGACTTTATTGACCTTAATGCACTTGAAGCCGAAATGGGTAAATATGAAGCGATGAAGGCTAAAGAAGGTTTTACTATTAAATCAGTTAACGATCCTAGAAAAACAGATTCTATGCTCGTCACTATTGCTGGCAAAGCATACCCATTTAGTTATTCAGATCTAGAAAAGCTTGCAACTAAACATGGTATTAGAGTCCCTGTTGCCCAAAACCGTGACATGGATTTAGTCCAAGATGTTGCGGCTGCATCAAGTATTAGAGAAGCCAGTAAAGAACTTAGAAGAAAGATTGCTGGCAGATACAACAAGATTGTTCTTGGTGCCGGTAAAATTGCCGCACAGCGTGATGAAGCCCTACGTTTAACATTGTTCCTAGATGAACTAGGTAAGAACAACTGGAAGTCGCTAGAAGCTGGTGCAGTAGAAGCTATGAAGAAAGTTGATCGTTATCACCCACAGGTGCAAGACCTATCAACTCCACTACAAAAAGCTAGACCATTCTTGATGTTTATTACTTGGAAACAAAAGATGATGGCTACAGTTCTAGGTGACTTGCTACAAAGACCTGGGCCAATGCTTAACTCAATTAGAGTAACTCAGGCAAGTAACAATTCTCAAGAGCAATCAAGGTCTAATACATTTGGAAACTTGACTCCAGGTAGTGTTGCTTTGCCGGAAGACTACAAGTACAATCTTGACCCTATTGCAGTAGATCCTGTAACTGGAATGATGACACGCTACTCGCTAGCAAACCCAGTGACAGACCTATATGGAAGCAATGGATTGTTGACCGGTATAAACTTCAACACCTATGAACCATTTACTGACCAGCTAATTCAGATGACTCAAGAAACAGCAAACAAGCTGTTGAACCAGAGCTACCCATTTGTTCTGAAGGCTCTGTGGGAATATCCTCAAGGTAGAACCACTAGCGGACAGCAACTAGGGGCAAATGGATTTAATGCATTCCAGGATGCGCCACCGCTACTAAAAGACATTATGGTTTCAACCGGTTTAAACCCTGCCTATCAAACGATAGCTGCAATGTGGCCATGGTTAGCATCAGGTAAATCAGCTCAAATGTCAGGTGACCAGAGATTTAATGAAGTATGGAGAGCCTGGACTAACTTTGCAACCGGTGCCAAGCTAACACCGCTAGACACTATTCCAAATAGAAATAGGGGTATGCAGGAGCTTCTAGATAAGCTCAAAGCACTGCGAGAAATGCCCTAGGAGGGCTTTTTAGCCGGAATACGACCTTCTGCCCGTAATTTAGATAAAGTGATCGCTATGGCCTGTTTTTTGGGTAAATAGACACGTTTACCATTTTTGATATGGTAAGCCTTATCCCCTACGAATTTGTAAGGCATTAGTTGCGGAAGCCGGCTCCAGAGCTTAGAGAGCCTAGAACTGACATCATTGCTGACTTCTTGGGGCTAGAACCCTTCTTAGCAGGAAGTTTACCCATAAGGTTTTCTCTGTGCTTCTTAAGGACAGGTGGGCTCATAATACGCTTAGACTTGGTAGAACTACTAACCACCTTACGTAGGTGCTGCTTTTCAGATTCGTCTTTCATACCTGGCTTGAGGTAAGAGTCATTTTCATCGTATGGCATGATTATCCTTAGTGGGTTGGTGAGGCTGGGAGTAGAGTCTTTTTCTTTGGAGTAAGAGCTCTCTTTTTTGGATCAAGGTTACTAGTTCTGTTCAGCTTGTCCAGTGTTGCTTTATTCATCTGCTGAATCTTCTTTAGGAAAGCCTGCTGCTTCTTGTCAAATGTGCTGCCATAGTGAGTCTGGGTGTAGCCATAGTCACGCATAGGGTGCTTAGTTGGGGTTGGAGTGGGAGTTGGCTTAGGCTTAGTTTTAATTCCTATTCGACCGTTAAGTGGCATTATTTGCTTTCCTTATCTGTCTTAGCTCTAACAGTTTCTACTGCAGAGTTAATTGCATTGTTGAAATCTTCATCAGGAACCTGACCCTTAATCGCAAAGACAAAGGATAGGGCACCAATAAGACCAATTACAGCGGCTAGTGAACCAAACATTGCTGATTGTAGTGCCGAGAATCCAAGTACGGAACCAGCGCCTAGACCAGCAATACCTGCACCCAAAGCGAATGCAAGAACTCTGAATAGTCTTTTAAGAAGATCGTTTTTAAGCATTTTTGACAGGATCCTTATCTGCTACTAGTCTCCATGATGGGCGTACAACGGCAACAATGTTCTTGTATGGGCGCTGCTTGTAGTAGCATCCATCGCCGTTCTTCTGGTCACCAGTGCCGTCAGGGTTAACGGTGTTGCCTTCAACACACTTGACGCGCTTAGTGATCTTATTGTGGCTAATAGCGATACCGACATGGTCTGGCTCATTAGTTCCACGAAAGTTCATGAACACGATGTCGCCTGGCTGAACTTTTTCAACAGGGATAATCTGGTTCATGTGAGTGTAGTGTTTGACGGCATGAGAACAAGAATGGAAACCCTTCTTAGTCTGAGCTCCGGCTACGAGTGCACCAGCACCAGCCTTGGCAAAGCAATAAGAGACGAACATGGCACACCATGCAGTCTGGTTTAAACCATACCATTCACCAAAGACACTGGTGTTGTTAGGTCCTTCTTTGTACTTTTTGTCCGCAAACGGGGTGGCTACCGCTAGGACATCTTTAGCGGTAATAGCCATTAGCGACCCATTCCTCTGCCAGTTTTCTTAGGAGTTCTGGTTGGGTTTGGACCCATGTAGTTAGGACCAGGCATACCAGCCATGTCGTAAGCAGCAGGAGTATCACTCTTTTGGTTAGGAAGCGAAACACCAGTTCCAACGTTAAGCTTACGAAGCTTTCCATTAACTGTGTTCATCTTCTTAATAGCACCAAACCATGATTCTAGAGACTTGCCCTTTGGAAGGGTTCTCTTTGCGATCGACCATAGACTGTCGCCAGCCTTAGCGTGAGTTGTTGAGCTAGAGTGCTTGGCGTTGCGGGTCTTGTACTTAGGGGTAGGAGGTGTCTTGTAAGGCATTTTTTTCTTTCTACTTAAGAGCGTCTTGCTCCAGGTGGAAGCGATACACCAGTTCCGGTATATAGTCTTCTTAGTTTACCATTTTGTGTGTTCATTTTCTTGATAGCTAACCACCAAGATGATACTGATTCTCCCTTTGGAACTGTTTTCTCTGCAATCGACCATAGACTGTCACCCTTTGAGGCTGTGTATGAACGGCCACTGGCTGATAATCCTGATTGACGAGATGAAGATGTTGATGAACCACCCTTTAAAGTGCCATTCTTTGCAGCCATTTTGGCTTGTGCTGCATATCGGTTAGACATTGCTGTGTCTGGCTTAGACTTTCCAGAACTCATTGCTCTGCTAGAAGAACCAGTTTTGGTTCCTTCAGTGTTGCCCAATGCACCTAGTCCTGAAAGTACACCGGTAGCGATGGCAGCTTTCTTAACTTTACCCATTGGCTTCTTGTAAGGAACAACTGATCTGCCTGTTGGTACAAGTTCTTTGCTTGTAGAAGGCTTAATTTCGCCAGACTTAATCTTGCCCATTACGCGCTTGTTTTCTACTGCGACCTTGGTGCTACGGACAACCTTGCTGTTGTCTGCTGCTGACTTAGCGGCCTTGACTGCCTTTTCTAAAGCTTTCTTTAATGGCATTACTTCGATCCAATCCAAGTGAAGATAAATGATGCGATAGCCACAACTCCAGCACCCAGGGCACTGTATGCAACTCTCTCTACCCAGTATAGCCTATCTAGGCGACTTTCGACGATTCTAACTCTATCGGGTAGGCTTGACAAGTTCTTCAGCTCAGCGATCATACGAATTTGATTTTCGTTAATGTCCATGAGCTTCTGATACATCAAGGCATTAGTTACCTTCACATGAGTTTCTTCGTTCATGGGAACAGTTTATCACAACTTTGAAGTGAATTCCCTGCCACGAAACACTGCACGGCCATTGTCTATTTGAACTAATTCGGTATAAAACTCGCCGCTAGGTTTGTACATAATTATGGCCACACCTTGCTGCCAGTTCTCATAATAGACTGCTGGACTACCATCTATCTTGGTGGCACCGTTTACTGAGGGAACAGCCCCATCAACTCGACATAAGCAACCAGGAGAGACAGCCATAGACTTAATCGGACCCAGTCTGTCAAAAACCGTTTTCGACTGGAGTTCCTGACGATGTACATGGCCAAAAATAGTCGAAATGTGCGGCGAGTCATTGGTATATGCTGCAGCAGTTGACCCCCCAGATCTGACCTTAGAACCGTGAACAGCCCTAAGGCGATCATTGAGCCAATAAGCGCCTGCAGGGTATGCGTCAATGTACTCAACTCCAATCTCGTCTAGACGTAACAAATATGGTAGCGACATTACTGGAAGTGATTCCGGCATGTTAGCTTTCTTTAAACCTAGGATGCTCATTGTGTTTGTCATAATGAACTTTTCCATGCGTTTGTCATGGTTGCCTTCGATAAGAACTATTTTGGCTCTAGGGCCTGCGGCAGCTCTTTGTTGTTGAAGGAATTTGTGGCCACGGTTAATCGCATGTTGTGTCGTAAATGCAAAAGCTGGTTCTTGTTCGAATCGGCCTTGTGCAGGTAGGTCTAGGAAGTCGCCAAGGTTGATTACTGAATCCACTCTGTCGTGTTCTTCCAAGTGTCCAATGATTTGAAGTGCTACATCCATAGCTTTCTCGTCATGGAATGGGTCAAGGCCAGTACTCAAATCTCTATAGCCTATTTGAGGATCCGGGAGAATGACCGCAACCTTGTAAGCCCCTTTAACTGAACGGACTTTCTTAGGTGCATTAATTACAACCTTGGTTGCTTTATCTATTTGCATTTATGATACTCCTTGAGGTTTAAAAAATTCTCTTTTGAAGTGTATCACAAAAGTGAAGATTATTTAACTCCGTATAGCGTCAGTGTGGCTGCAGCTGTAGAAGAAGTAATATCTACAGTCAGGCTATTAACTGCACCAGCAGACGCACAATAACCAGTCAATGCCAGTGATGGGCCTAAAGCACTGATAACCTTACCGTTACCGCTCCTAGAGTAACCAGGAAGTTCAATAACATAAAGCGGAGTAGTTGAAGAAGCAGGGTTACCCAACAAAATGCTAGTTCCAGTAGTAGAAGTATCTGGGGTAGCAGTACCATAGATATTTCTAGTGTACGAATAAGTGCTAGCACCACTAATACCATTAAGCCTCAAAAAGAAACCAGAACCAGTAGGAGCGGTTCCTACAGAAGTAAAATCAATGTGCAAAACAAGTTTCTGATATCCGTAAGCGATGGAAGAAAAACTTACAGTCTGAGAACTGGCAGAAGTAGACAAAGACTGTTGATCTAGCTGAACATAACCTCTTTCACTCCAAGCAGCATATGGAGCTGTAAGGCTAGAAACAAGGACTTGGCCGGCAGCAGCAGGGGTAGCAATAAAAGTAGTAGTATCAGCCGCTGACTGGATTGGAATACGCTTAACAGCACCACCAACGATGTTCTGAGCTTTAGATACAGAACCACCAGTGCCAACAGTAACATTTAGGTTATTAATGTTAGAAGTGTGGTCAGCGAGAGTAGTGTTAGTGCTCGCGGCATGATCGTTAATAAGATCATAGTTGCTGTTGATAAGGTCAAGATCCACAACATCGTTGGCCTCCGGTTTCGCCAAATTTAATGGAGCATCTCCAGTAGTAGACATTAATTTCCTCCATACATAGAATTTACAAGGTCTGCAGCAATTGTACCACCATAGTATTTACCGGCGTTGCGGTCAACATGCTGGGCAACTTTGCCAACAGTAGTTTTAGCGGGCTTTACGCCCTTAGCAGCAGGTTTAGCTGACTTAATTGCAGGTTTAATCATTTTAGTGATCTGCTGACCTTCTTTAACGCCTTTACCAATCGTCTTAACTGGTCTAGCAACGCGGCCAACATAAGGGATAAGACCAGCAATAGCATAAGGATCACCAGAGACAGCACCCTGAACATCAGGAAGTGCCAAAGAAGCAGCATCAGCTAAAGGATTCTTATCGCTAATCAAACCATTAGAAATATCCTTATAGTACTGCTCATTCATCTGGTTGTTATTTAAACCCATAGAAGCACCAACACCATAACCCAAAGGTCTAGCCAAAATGTTAGCTGCACCACGAAGTGGTGGCAAAGCAGCCTGGTTAGCGGCATTCCAAGCACCCTGGAAGCCGTTACCGGCTTGCTGCATTAGGTATGCGAGAATCTGTTCAGGATTCATCTACGATTTCCGCCTCAATAGCTAAAGGAACATTCCATTTCGAAGCAGAATCAGACACTGCTTGGCTAATCTTCTTCAAAGCCTCAGGGTCATCAACATACTTCTCCACTGCATCCATCATAGCAGAAATAACACGTTCATATTCAGCATTCTGGCCTCGAGCAGAAGGATCATAGTAACCAGTAATAGCCAACAAATACTTAATAGCATCATTATTACCGGCCTGAGCACGATTAGCTAAAGCAGTCAACGCCGCCGGCACAGAGGCCTTCAACAAATCCTCAGTAGTACGGCCATAAACCTTAGCAAAAGCAGGTTGCTTCAACCAACCCTGCCATTGAGCCCAAGACACGCCGAGCTTCTTTAAGCGGGCAAATGGGTCTAAAGTCAATGACTGATCAGTCATCACACTCAAAGCATAAGCTTGTTCAGCAGTTAAACCGACTGGCGTCTCAGTTGGGATACCTCTAGCCTCAAGCGCATTCTTAAACTTAGGCGTAGCAACCAAATCAGACAATACCGAGATAGAAAGCGTCCTATCCTGGTCGTATATTGTCGCTGGTTCAATCGGGAAACCCCGCTGGTGAGCCAACCAAGCAGCAGAGACAGCCCTCTCAAATAGAATTTGCTCAGGAGAGCGCGTAGAGACAGGCTTCCTAACTTTCTGAAAAACTTCTGCATCTGCAAGACTAAACTTCTCTAGATCCGACACCAGGCCAGTCACCATCCAATGCCATCAAACCAATGATTGCATAATTAGCTAAATCCAAAAACGAATCCCTCAACGATTCGTTAGAAGGAGCTTTTCCAGAATCCACGAGATGATTAATACGGGCAAGCTTATCATGCATACGAACACGCAAACCATTAATAGCCCCACCAGGAGCAAACGCGATATTAGTCGGTCCATAATCCTTATGTTTCTTCAGGAGAAGTCCATAACACTCAGTAAACTTAGCAGACAAATCAGCTTCAAAATTCTTACTCAACAGGTAACTCCTCTAAACTAGACAAATACTCGGCAGACAGGCCTAACCGAGCAGATAAAGCACGTGCCAGGCTATCAGGCAAACCGCCCACAAAACCGCCACGTTCATACTTTGCAACCGTCATACGATTAATCCGCAACAACGACGCAAAATGCGTAGGATTATCCGAAAACTCGGATCTCCAAACCTTAAAAGAAGGATACAGCCTAGGCAGATCCTCCGGTGAAATCATCAAAACAGAAGCAGCACGCTTAGGGAGAAGGTCAAGCAGCACACTATCACGCCAAGACTCAACTGCTTGCTTGAGAGACTCAACAGAAACACCCTCGGTCTTAGCCAAAAACTCAATAACCTTCGCATTAGGCTTCTTAATCCTGCCTTCTTCAATCTGAGAAATAGTAGCCCTAGAAACACCGCACAAACGGGCCAGCTCCTTCATCTCCAAGCCATGGCGGCGACGAATCACTCGCAGAGGATGAGAACTGTAATTAGGCATAGCAAAAGTATAACACAAATGATACGCATAAGAAAATATTAAAAATAAAAATAAGGCTAATTGATCACACATTCAAGTTCACGCGAGTACATACGAGACACCAGCCAAATCCACGCTCTAACACAATAATAACACACAAGGCGATGATACGCACAGACAAAATGGTACCGAACCCGAGCAGGCATCGTTTTAGTGGCGCAGCAAATTCAGGGGGGTTCAACATGCGGCTTGCCCTTGTGGTTACTGGGAAGGGGTATGTTTGCGACACGCTGATTTGACCACGTTGCCCAATTTGCTAGGCTTGTGGTGTCGCTCAGCCTGCGTGCTGGGGCGCTCGGTATGTGCGTGGTGTGACCACGCGCTCCCACACCCGTGTGTGTGGTGAAGCAAGGGGCGGCCCTCGACTGGATTACCCATAGAGTGATCATATGTAAATGGTTTACTTATGACCCGCGCACATGTTCCAATTACAGGTTAGATGCGATCAACTACTTCGGAAAGGAAGTGGTACCCATGGATAAAATGGGTAAATCTAAGGAGCGCTTTGACGCTCTCCTACAGCAGGCTTTGGCAGCTGTTGTAGTGTCTGATAGCAAGCGTAAGACCCTTAAGGGTCAGCGCAAAGCTGCTGCCAAGCCAGCCAAGGTTAGCCGCAAGGTTACCAAGGCAACTGCACCAAGTACAATCGAGATCTTCGGTTGGACACCACCTGTAACCTTCATTCAGTGGATGAAGTGGGTTAAGGGTACTCAGCTAGGTGAGATGTTCACATCTCTACAGCTATCTCTCTTCCGCATTGCTGAAACTGGTAGTGCTAAGGGAATGATTGACATGTTCGACGAGGCAACTCGCGAGCTGTTCTTCAAGTACTCTCTGCTACAGGAAGAACACATTGCTTACCGCAATGCACGGTTCAACGAGCCAATCACATTCAGTCATGTTGAAGGCAATGCTTTCGACAAGATTGTTAAGCGTGAAGCTTGGTTGGAGACACAGGGCAAGAAAGACCTCGGTCTTATTGGTCTGTCTGCAATCGACCGTGTTCAGCTAGCAGTGAAGAATGCCTGGGTTAGGATGATTGAGTCCTGGCTAGCAGGTACAGGTGCAGATGAAGTATACGTCAAGGAGATGGGTCAGGCTCTGCGTGACCTACGCTCCGATGACGAGCTTCGAGCAATCGCTGCATTAGCAGGACGTTCACGTTATGTCGTCGCCAATGAGACAGACAGCATGAGCTTCCCACGTATGCGCAAGCAATCCCAGACTGAAGAAGTCAAGTTGGCTGCCCGCCGGCTGGAGTTGCGTGCCGAGTTCGATACCCTACCAGTTAAGGCCTATGCCTCTGAGTGGGTACCGAGTGTTGGCTCTGTATACCGTGAGATTCAGGCTGTGACCCGTGAAGGTCTACGTCAGTTCCAGAATATCCTCGAAGGTCTTACCCCAGACGGTATTATCTCTGATGCTGTGCAGTACACTGCTGGACACCGTTGGGACCTAGCGGAAGCTGGTCTTGACAGGGCCGTTGCAAGGCTAGATGCCTCACTAGTGCGTGAGTCTGCTGAAGACACCTACTTCAACAAGTGGGACTTCAACGATTCATTCATCGTGCGTCGTGCAGTAGCTACTACTGCTCTAACCTTGCCATCTCACACTGTTGCTGAAGCTAAGGCTAAGGTAGCAATGGAGATGCTGGTTGAAGGTATGCGTCTTCACGAACTGCGTGAAGCATTCTCTGACTTGTCAGAGCGTGCCTTCGGACAGTTGTTCCGTGACGCTCAGGTTATCGCAACTGAAGTCAAGGCAACTGAGCTGTTCATGGTTACCTTCGATCAGATGGTCGAAGAGTACACACAAGCCTAATCAGCTTGTCATCAGGTGGGTACGCCCAATAAACGAGTAAGTCATACTTGAATTTACTATGCCTGAATAGGAAAGGTTGTACCGAGCCAACCTTCCTGCACCACCCTAAATGAAAAGGAAAACAAATGGCACTACCAGAGAAATACCTTAAGACACCAATCATCCACAAGATGCTTGTTGAAAAGGAAGCAACCATCGTAGCTGAATACAAGCAGCTAAGAGACAAACTCAACGCCGGTCTTGCTAAGCAAGTTGACGTTGACCGTACAGCAGACATCCAAGACATGCTAGAACAGGTGTTCATGTATGACTGGGATGAACTGTTTGATGCACAATTCGGTATCGTCGCTAAGCGATAACACAGAAAGTGGGTGGGGCGCAAGCCCCACCCATATTTTCCAGTCACAGTAGAGAGCGCAGAGCATGTATAGACCCATCGACTAGAAGGAAACGACTGGAAAGGTCTGCCCC